CTCCCGCCGCTGCCAATCCAGCCGCTTGACTGTGCCAGACAGGCATACAGGTCAGCGACTGCGCCGGTCCCCAGCGCAACGCTATTGACGCCTGACGCCGAGTTTCCGTTGCCTCCCACGACGGTCGCCGCGGCGCCTGTTGCTACGTTGCCGATGCCGCCCGCAACAACCGAGTTCGTGCCCGACGCGGTGTTCTGCTGTCCACCTGCGACGGTTGCCGCGATGCCGCTCGCCACCTGCGATGCTGCGTTGCGTGAGGCTTGCATGTCCACAGCGCTGGCGCCGCGAGTGGCACCGCCAAGGGCTGTTCCATCAGGAACGTGCGCGGAGACCGCGTAGACGGCCCCCAGCATAGCCAGCGGCGGATTATAGTTGTCCGCCCCAACCAGCAGCGTGGCGCCGATGCCTATCGTGGGATAGGGCGAGCCATTCTGCCGATCCAGCACTTTGATCATGTTGCCGACCGAAGCCGAAGTGAACCCTCCGGTATCAGTGCCGGTGAACCTTGCCAGACCTCCGCTGAGGTAATCAAAGTGGTTGAACCGTGCGGCGCCATTGGTCGCGTCAAGCGAGCCGTTGGAAATCAATAGAACGCCAGTGCCGCCGCCGATTTTCTGTCCTTGCAGATCACCGAAGAAGTTGTGGTCGCTGTTGTTGCAGACAACCGCATGGCCATTGTTAAAGACGCACAGCGTCTCGACGAAGTGGTTGGCGCTGGTGTTGCCGAAAGTTGGTCCCGCCTTACCGGACCCGCCTAGCACCATCAGCGGCGCGGTGGCATTCGCAGCACCAGCCAGGGCATATCCCCAGAACCGGACGCGCAAAGCCTGTGTGTCGTTGCTATCGGCCAATCCGTTGACGACATCGAAGCGGATGCCCTCGCCGCCGATAGTCACGGTCTCTGTGCTGTTCGCGGTGGCTTGCACTGAAGCATTGAAGTGCGTGCCATCGGTGATGGAGGCGACATACGCGCCGCCCGGCAGTGATGCGCTGACCACGCTCTCACCAAGTCGCAATCCGGCGGTCGAACTAACCGTAATGGCAGTCGATCCGAGTGTCAGCACGGCGCTGGGATAAGGCACCCCAGCAGGCTCGTGCGTGGCGACCTCGATGGTGGCTGCGCGCATACTGGCAATCAGCGGCCCTGCGGTGCCAGCAATCCCGCCGCAATAGAACAGGATGCCGCGCAGACTGTTTCCCGATAGCAGCCGCTGGCCATCAGTCGGGGCGATCGTGATCATATTGCGCTGGAATTGCCCGGCGGTTCGTGCCGCGCCTGTCCAGGTCAGCCGCGTGGGCGCCGAGGGTGTTGCGCGCGCCACGTTGGAATTGATCATAAAGTCCGCGCCCTGGCTTTGCAGGGACACATTCTGCTTGCTGATGGTCAGCGGTTGATTGATCAGTCCTTGCGCCGCTGGCAGGAGGACAGTGCCGCCGCCGGCGTAGTTGGTCACCCGCGACTGGCAAAGATTGATTGCCGCCTGGATCGCCACGCCGTCGATTTCGTCGGTCAGCGCGACAGCGTGCGGGTATGCCGCCTGAGCGGCTGCCAGCGTCGGAAAGTAAGTGGACAACGGATGCGAGTTGCCATCGAACACGGCGCCGAAGTCTTTGACGTGGACAACATCGGCTGCGCGGTCCTGTGCTGCGCGCGATGTAGTGCCACCAGTCGCGGTGTAGTTGAGCGGCCCCGACACCGTGCCGCCGGTCAGCGGCAGGAACGGCCCGCCCTCTGCTATCGGGCCAGGTATGCCCTGCGGACCCGGCGGCCCCATAGGCCCAGGCGGACCTACCCACGCAGCCGGATCAGGCGGCCCGGTCGTTGTCGAGTAGTCGCTATATGCGAGCTTATACGCCATCGCGCGCCTCGTGGGATTTAGAAGTAAGCGGTCGACACCGTCTCGCCGGACGATGGGAGCGCGACATAGCGGTAGATCGCCACCATCGCATCGCGCGTGTCGTTGGGGTCGGTATCGCCCCCGAACAGCGGTGCCAGCGCATCGGCCGCCAGCGTGGCGTAAGGGTCGGACAGCGGCTCGGGGATATCTTGGATGCTCCACCGTGCAATGCCGCGCATGACTAGGTCGTTGTGGACCGCCTGCACCGCCTGCTGCGCGTTGGTGTCCGCGCTCAGCACCATGGCGCCCTTGCGCACGCGCGCTTCGAGCAGCGCCACCATGGCCGGGTCGATGGCCTTGCCGAAGCTGCTGCCCGCCATCGCGGCGGTGAGCTTGGTGTATTCCTCGGTGAACGCGCGCGGCACGCTGCCAGAGGGCCACCAGACGACGCCCTGAGCGTCCAACGCCGCATGCACGGACGATACCTTGTCGAGCATCAGTGCCTGATCGGACGGGATCGGCGTTTCGTCCGAGGCGATGACACCCAGCTCGATCAGGGCGTTCGTGGCGATGGTTGCAAACGGAACCATCTCGGTCAACGTCGGACTGTCATCAACCGGCACCACTCGAACGCCAAGGCGACGCAACGCCATCTGCGCTATGGTTCCAACGCTGGTGGTCATGTGCGCCCCTGATGCCGGAGATAGAGCAGTTGCAGCAGTTGGTTGAGCTGCGGGTTGTTCGGCCCGTACTGGTTCATGAGCTGCTGCATCTGGTAGTAGTCATGCGGCACCTCCGCGCTGGTGGCCGCGTAGTCGTCTCGCGGCGTCGGGATCGCTCCGGTGTAGGTCTGCTGTGGCGGCGTTGTCGGCAACTGCTGGAAGTCGCCGAACGACCAGCCCGGAGAGCCGCTCGGGATCGGACCGGACGCAGGCGTTCCACCGCTATCCGACCAGACCGGGCCGCCGGATAGCAGTGGTGGAGGCGCCAGTTGGTTCCGCCCCCCCGGCATGGCTTACGCCACCACGACGCCGACGGACGGAGGCGCGGCCGCTGAGCCTGCCGCGTTGGTCGCTGTGACCGTGCAGGTGGCGTTCTTGCCGACATCACCGGCCTGCACCTCGTACGTCGCCGCGTCGCTGCCGGCCGCCACGTCGTCGAGCTTCCAGGCGTAGCTGTAGGACGTGGGCTCACCCGACCATTCGCCCTGCGTGCAGGTCAGCGTGGTGCCGCTCTGGGTGACCGCTGGGGTGGTGGTGTTGGCAGGCGCTGTGGCACCACCCCCGCCCCCATTACCGCCGCCTGGAGGCGTCTCAGGCGCGTCGGTGAGGATGCCAGCGGCTAGGGAGGTCATCCGCGTGGCCTTGCTGGAGATCGGCGGCGCGTTGCTTCTGGCAGCCTCCGGAGGCGGCTCCAGCGGTGCCATCGGCGGCGGCCCGCTCGGGTTCTGCGGATCGAGGCCCACCGCAACAAGGGCCACGTCGCGGATCATCTGGTTTTCCTCGATGGTCCCGGCGGCGCCGCCACGCGCACCGAGACCAGCCTCGGAGTTATAGTCGAGGATGATCTGCGCGCCGATGCTGGAGACGGCCTGGCTTTCCTTCAGGTCGGCCTCGGCCTTGGCGTCGCGCGGTGCGGCGCGCGGCTCCGATGTTGGGCGATAGCCAGGCTGGCCTGGCTCTGGCGGTCCTGCCGGATACCCCGACCTCTGCTCGCCAGGCCCTGGCGGCGGGAACTGCGACTGCTGGCCGGGACGCGGCCCGTGTTGGTTTTCACTCGGCATAGAAGGTCTCCTAGAAGTAAAGGCCAAGTAATAACTAATGATCACGCATCTGGTTCTGCGGCGCTCCAAACCGTGACTATGCCGTTGTCTACTGGTTTTGTGGTATCCACAGTCGGGTCTACACCAAAGCGCAGCTTCTGCACGCCCCGGATTTCCATCACGCCAGTGCCCGTGAAGAAGCCGTAATCACGCTCATTCGTGATGACCTTGGTGCGCTGCGCCCAGGCAATACCGATGGCCTGTGCACCACAGAGATACGACGCACCGGCATCGACCGTGGCGCCTGCTCCAACGTCGGGGATCGTCGGCAGTTCCGGGATTTCGCGGATGATGACGCCGTCGTAGATCAAGTCACCAGCCGTGAACAACGGGTTGTCGCTGCCCCGGTTCCAGGCATATTGCAGGGCGTTGATGATGACCGGATCGAGCATCAGATCGCGGAACACCATGCTCGGGACGAACATCACAAACCATTCTTCATCATTGTTGATCCGTATTGGTCGGATCTTGGGTGTGGCGGTGCGCGCGATGCGCTTCGCCAGAGTGATCTGAGCGGCGGTGAGCTTGTCGGCGGTGTTGTCGATGTTGGTGAGCGAGG